CACTCCATAGCATACGAGAAACACGAGCAAAGTCGTCCAGAGATCCTCTGGATCGATGTCTGTCGGCTTCTCGTAGCTCCGCTTCGGCATTGAGGTATCCTTCATAAGCTTTCCTTTCTCGTTCCTCGGAACAAGGGAGGTTAATCTTTGCCATTACCAGACAAATCTGGCGAATAGCTTGGATGCAAAGCACAGAAGGATCCTGACGTAGGACACCAGTGTCAGGGTCAAACACCTGGGATACAAAACCTCGCAAAAATGCGGGGAGATGTCGCCACTTCCGAAAAGATCGAAAGTGGTGTGATCCCACATACCCGAGATCTAGGGCTTCTTCGAAGTCCTTACAGAAATCGGGGAGGGTAATCGTAACAAACGATAAACCCTCGGTGTTAACCCGACTCACGATTGTTTCCCAATCGTGATTGGTGCTTGTGCCGCATCGATCACCCAGTTGTTGGGTGATCCTCTGTAATAGGGGCATGGGGCTTTTCATCAATCCCTCCTTGAGGGGGTAATTGAATCCTTGCCACGTAGCCCTTACTGATCTAGCTCTCGCCACCAACAATCTTGGTGACGACAGCCCCCGACGTAGCCGTAAGGTACGCGGTCAGTCCGTCTACAATAGCTTTCAGTTCTGCTGAAGTAAAACCAACAGCAGGATGGTCAATTGTAAAATTGACCGAAGCATTGTAGCTAGTATTAACGTCAGTCTGGAAAGGATCAGGAGCCACCTTGTTAAAGGTAAGCTTAAGATTCCTCCGGACGCGCTTCCCGTACGTATGACGAACTGCCATCTGGGTAATCCCATCAGCAGAACGAAATACGCCCGAAGAATCGCCCATACCAACTCGCGGAAGCGGGTAGGCGGTGCCGCTAATAGTAACGGTCTGAGGGTCAGAAAGTGCCATGTGGCGCTCCTATACAGAGAGTTTGGCCCTTTTGGGGCCTTAGGGAACACTAGCAGCATTATAATGTCCTATAACGGACGTTTTATAATGCGGCTAGTGGGGCCTCGGTTTAAACCGAGAGCCACAAGGATCGACGTTTGGAAAGCCGATAGGCCTTCTGTCGGTACGTCGAAACCGTAGGGGTACGCCCTAATACGCATCTTCCTTTCTAACTGGCGTCTGCCTTGAAAGAAAGGTTGCCCATTAAGCGCCCAACCTGAAAACAGGTCGACGCTGCTAGAATAATGGGACATAATGTATGCATAGGGCGCAACAAGTTGATCGTGGTTCGTGATGGAAATGCCCTTTAGGACATCACCTAAATCAGCAAACCAATCGAACAACCAGGAGAACTTGGAAAGCTCCCACAACGTAGACACATCTGGAGATAGCCCGAGGATCACCCGGGCTTCAGCCTCGTACAGTTTTAACCTGTCCCAAAGCCGATCACCAGATGGCCAAACGTAAGTGAAAGCACCAGAGAACCAGTACCTCTTCTCAGTAGTCGACACATAAGTGCCAGACTTAATGGAAGAGAGATACCACGTGGAAGGACTGGGTAAAAACCCAATCGTTCCTAAACTCTGGCCAACGGTCTGAATGAGCGGAAAGGTCATACGCCGCCTCACGATTCTACCAGAATCGTGGCGCAATTGACCTAAGATATCCCTCGCCCTCAAAACTGAGCGAGCGATACCTTTTAGATCCGATATCATCGGTCTAATTCCGAACTCCCAGTTCAGATATTCTGAACTGGAGTGACGAATGAAGGAGACGGCATCTGTACTTCTAGCAAGTGCAGATCCGGGAAGGCCTGGTAGACCTTCTCGTAGCTCACCCAAGAACGTGTCAAGATTTCCTTGACGCGCAGTTGGGGCTAAA